CTTGTAAAGCTTTAGACGGCTTAAAGTGGAAGAACCCTAGTAGAGAGCCTGTTGGACATAATACGGTATTTGTTGGTACTACTGCTCATTGGGGGTGTCGTTCTACTCAAGTTCCTATCACTAAGAGCTGGGAAGAGCTAGGCGCTAAAGGTGATTTTAATGAGATACCTGAAAGCACTAGAGCCTCTATGGATGGTCAAGTATCAAGTAAGTTAGGTTATGAAGGATGGCTTAAAAGCAAGCCTGAGAAGTTCCAGCGTGACGTGCTAGGCTCTACGAAGTTTGACCTATGGAATAAGGGGAATCTGAAGTTTACCGATATGGTGAATCAATCAGGTAACGCCTTAACTTTATCTCAGTTGAATATTAAGCTGGATAAGCCTAAGAAGATTGTTAAGACTGTCAGGGAAGAGAGGCAGGTTTTCCGTTCTAGGAATAAAGCAGAATCACCAAGTAAATTAGATGCACAGCGTGAAAGGTCTTTGAATAATTATGAAGAAGGCTTAGAGGCTAAATCACCTGAAGAGGCGTTTGGTTTTTGGACTACCAGCGGTTATCAAGACTATAAGGTTCAATTCGCTGAAGGGAACTTAACGTCAAAAGCTACACAAATAATGAAAGAGACATTTGAAAAGCTTGATGGAAACCATGATGGCTCTATGCTGTATAGAGGTATGAGTGTTTTACGAAAAAACGAAGTGTTTTCTTCAGCTACAGGAACTAAGACACAGGCTCAATTAGCAGACTTCGTAGAGAACTTGAAGGTTGGGGATGTTGTAAATGATATAACCCCATTGTCATTTACTAAATCTGATGAAATTGCTAAAGAGTTTATAGACATTAAAGAATTGGCAAAAGGTGATGTCGCGGTAATGTTTAAAGTGAAGGGTGTTAAAAAACAAGGTTATGACATCTCAGACTTATCGACCGCCCCTTGGGAGCAAGAGGTTGTTATCAAGCCAAGCTCAAGAATGAGAATCATCAGCATAACAACAGAGGGTAAGGATACATTTAGACGAAATTTCATTGATATTGATTTAAATGACCCAATGCATAGAGGGAGACTAAAAAAAGCGTTTGGAAAAGATTATGATTTGAAAAAAATACGAAAAGATTATGCTAGTGGTCAGGGAAAGATTGTAAAGATGGGTAATTCAGAATTAATACAGTTTGAGCTTGACCCGATATTGGTACGTGGAAAGATAACAGTAATTGAATTGGAGTTAATGTAATGAATGAATATACAGAGTTGTCACTTTTAGAGGCTTCAAAGAGAGAAGCTATTAGAAAAAAAATGAAAGCAGAAGTGGAAAAGAAAAACAAGCAGAAAAAGTAATTTTAAAACAAGTGTCAGTGACACTATTATTCGGAGAATAGAATGAGTGAAGAAGAAGTGAAAATGTATTCAGAAGACGAGTACAACGGGGTTAAAACGAAACTAGACGAATTTCGTTCTAACAATGTTAAATTAATGAAAGACATGGAATCATTAACCAGTAAGTTTGATGGGATAGATGTTGAAGGCTATAACGATATGGTTAAGCAACAACAACAGCAAAAAGATAAAAAGCTAATTGACGCTGGCAAGATTGATGAATTATTAGAAGAACGAACTAAGTCAATGAGAGAGAAGCACAACCAAGAATTAGACAAGATTCAAGGGCTTAACGGCACTTTGAATAAACAGTTAGAAACACTGGTAATTGATAATGCAGTTAGAGACTCAGCTTCTAAATCTGGGGTAGTTGATACAGGTATTGACGATGTTCTATTGCGTTCTCAATCAGTATTTTCTTTAAAAGATGGTAAAGCAGTACCGCATGATCCGAATGGCAATGTTATATATGGTGAAGGCACGTCAGAACCTATGTCGGTTCAGGAGTGGGTAAAGGGGCAAATGGAAGTAGCCCCTCACTTATTCAAATCATCTAATGGCGGTGGTTCTGAACATGGCAAGAATTATGTAGGCGCAGGGTCGCGAGATTTAAGCCCATTAGAGAAATTACAAATAGGTTTTGCTAAATAGTTTTCCTGAAAAAACTCTCCTCGTTTTTCCCCCTTAATTGGGGGTTTTTTTTTATAAATACTTGAATTATAACGATAAATATGGTTTAAAATAAAGCAAAAGGTCACGGTGTGGTCATTGTATCCTACATTTTTCCAGTGGAAATAAAGTAGTAAGTTTATTTATTATAACTTGCCTGTTTTATTTTTCACTAAAGGCAAAAATTAGGAGAACCTTTATGGCTTCTGTAACTCTTGCTGAATCAGCAAAACTTTCACAGGATATGCTTGTTGCTGGTGTAATTGAAAACATCATCACAGTAAATCCTTTCTATGACATCTTACCATTTCAAGCAATTGATGGTAACTCACTAGCTTACAACCGCGAGAACGCATTAGGCGCTTCTGAGTGGACTGGCGTTGGCTCAACTATTTCTGCTGGTAAATCAGCGGCTACGTTTACGCAAGTAACCACCAGCTTAACTACATTAGTAGGTGACGCTGAGGTTAATGGCTTAATTCAAGCGACACGCTCAAACATCACTGACCAAAAAGCCGCACAGGTTGCTTCTAAGGCGAAGTCAATTGGTCGTGCTTTCCAAGATAAGATGATTAATGGTACTGGTTCAAGTAACCAAATCAGAGGTTTATTGTCATTGGCTACAGCCGCGCAAACTAAATCAGGTGCGACTAATGGTTCAGCTTTATCATACGACCTGTTAGACGAAACAATCGACTTAGTAACAGACAAGGACGGTCAAGTAGACTACATGATGATGAACGCTCGTACTATTCGTTCTTACTACGCTCTACTTAGAGCATTAGGTGGCGCTGGTATTGGTGAAGTAATTGAATTACCGTCAGGCGTTACAGTGCCTACTTATCGCGGTATTCCTATCTTCCGTAATGACTATATCCCAGTTGGTCAAACGCAAGGTACTTCTTCAACTTGTACCTCTATTATGATGGGTACGCTAGACGATGGCTCTATGTCTCACGGTATTGCTGGCTTAACCGCTTCAGGTTCAGCAGGTATATCTGTAGAAGAACTAGGCGCGTCAGAAACTAAAGACGAGACTATTACTCGTGTTAAGTTCTACAACGGTCTAGCTAACTTCTCTGAGAAAGGTCTAGCAATGTTAAAGGGTATTAATAACTAATACTGTTTGATAAAAAATCCTCCGAGTCAATGTGAACAGCTCGGAGGTACTTATTAAGGAATTATTATGGCTTTAGACGCGACACCTAACGGATCAAGTGCTGATAGTTACGCTACAGTAGCTGAATCCAACACGTATCACGCTAACCATTTATATTCCACTAGCTGGACAAGTGCCAGCACAGACAACAAAGAAATAGCTTTAAAAATGGCTACTCGAATCTTAGATGAAAAAGTAGATTGGTCAGGGTTAAAAGCAACAGAAGCTCAAGCTTTAGCATGGGGTAGAACAGGAGTAACAGATGACGGCTATTCGGTCAGTTCAACTATTATTCCTGACACTATTAAAAATGCGGTTGCTGAATTTGCCAAGCATTTATTATCAGGTGATCCTACAGGCGATGCTCAAGGTAAAGGTCTTGAGAGTTTAGAAGTAGGCTCAATCAAGTTAAGCTTTGATAAAACCGATACAGCAGGTGTATTACCCTCTATTGTTCAAGAAATGCTAAGAGGTTGGGGTGATATTCATGCTCGTGCTAAATTTAGTACGGTGTCAGTTGTGAGGTCATAGATGGGGCTTAGAGATGCTATTTTAGACGCTGTAAGTTCAGCAGTTACCGCAGTCGGTGATATTGCTGAGAGTGTCACATACATCTCAACTAATAAAGGTGAATATGACGTGTACACGGGTCAGAACTTAGTAGTAGATTCAAATCATACCATTAACGCTATTATCTCATTTGATGATAATACTATCTCAGGTAAGGGTAGTAGCGATATGTCAGACTCAGGATTTACAGGTGAAATTACCGCGTTATTTGCCTCTAAGGGTTTGACGTTCACACCTAAAACGGATGATAAGTTGAGTCGTAATGGTGAAGCTTACATAGTGACTGACATAAAGAAAGACCCTGTAGGCGCTTCTTATTCACTAAAACTGAGGAAGTTAGGGTGAGTTTTGATGGTGATATTAATCGTTTTTCGAAACGAACTGGTGTAGCACTAGATAAGGCAGTACGAAAGATTGCTTTTGACGCTTTTAGGATGGTGACTAAAAAGACTCCTGTTGATACAGGTAGAGCTAAAGGTAATTGGAATCTTTCAGTGGATAGTATAGATAAGTCTGTTGATGAAGAGGCTACCAGTTCAGGACAAGGTAGAGCTACAAAAACACCTGATATACAGAAAGGCGATGGCTTAAAACAGATTTATATTACTAATTCATTGGACTACATACAAGACCTAGAGAATGGTACAAGTAAAAAAGCGCCTAACGGTATGGTGGCGCTAACAGTAAACGAGATTAGGGCTTCACTATCATGAGTTTTAGTAATGAAAGACTAGCGCTTGAAGATAGATTTAAAGAATATTGGAAAGATACGCCTATTTCTTGGGATAACGTGGCATTTGATACGCCAAACAATTCAGCATGGGTTAGATTCCAAGCGTTGAATGGCAGTAGTAACTATAGAGCTATTAATGGCTTAAAACGCCATCTAGGATTAATTGTTGTGCAGGTCTTTGTACCAAAAGACACAGGCACGAGTAAGGCTAGAGAATATGCGGATACGGTGTCACAGATTTTTGACGGTAAGAGCTTTAATGATGTTGTCTGTAACGTGGCAAACATTGAGACTATTGGTACTGGTGACGTATGGCACCAGCTAAATGTAACTATTCCTTATTGGAGGGATGAATGATGAAAAAAGTAACTTTATATCCACCTGAAGGCGGTGAAGGTGTAATCCCTCACCCAAGCAAGGTAGAAGAAATGAAGAAATTTGGATGGGTAGAAAAACCTGTAACTAAAAATAAGGAGAAAGACGATGGCAAATCATAAAGGCAGTGAAGGTGTGGCGAAGGTAGGTTCTGTAACTATTGCGGAAGTAAAGGACTGGAGTATTTCAGAAACGGCTGAGACGATTGACGATACTACTCTAGGCGATACAGCAAGAACAAAGCAAGTAGGATTAACCTCAGCGAGTGGTTCAATGACCGCATTTTGGGATGAAACTAATACTACGGGTCAAGGTGCTTTAACGGTAGGCGCTGAAGGAGTTAGTTTAAAGCTATATCCTGAAGGTGCGACAACGGGTGATGTTTACGCTTCATTCTCAGCAATCATTACTGAGAAGGGCGTATCAACTACGTTAGACGGCATGGTAGAGACATCTATTAGTTTTGAAGTGAACGGTGTGGTGACTTGGGCTACTGTGTAAATGGGTGTACTAGATAACGCTAAATCTCATTTCGATAAGATTGAGGTTAGAACTATCGAAGTACCTGAGTGGGATACGATTATATATTCCACTCCTTTTACAATGGGTGAAAAGAAGTCTCTTTGGAAATTTGCGAAAGATGATGACTTTGAATTCATGGTTAGGACATTAGTCGTAAAAGCGCTAGATAAGGACGGCAAGAAACTATTTGATATTTCTGACAAGATTGATTTGATGAATAGGGTTTCGCCTGATGTAATTACACGAATTGTAGGTGAAATTTCCATATCTCAAACGATTGA